ACGGCCTACGACAGCCGCGGATTGCTGCCCGCAGGACCACAAAACCGTATTTGGTATATGCCGCTTTTCTCAACCGATGTGTGGTATATGCGCCGCCAGATAGCGCAGATGAACCTGCTGTTTGAGCCGAAAGGCGAACCTGCAAAAATCGAAAAGACCGATATTAAACCCGCAAATTTGCAAAAATCTATCAAAAATGAGCCTAAAGCCCCGGAAAACGAGCCTCTTAACGAAACCAAAACCGGGCAGCTCACGTTTTTCTAACCCGAAATA